CTAACATATACTTACACGATGCAAGAGTGTAGTCTTTAATCCACTGCTTGGCCAGATAGTCTTCTAATAGTTGACTATCTGGCCGATAGTTATATGCTTCTATTAGCACTTCTTCTGTGCCACTACGCGGACGTTGAAGTATTAATAGTTTCTTAGTAGTAGAGTTCCACGTAAATTCTATAAAGCTGCCAAACATTCTGCCTACAAGTTCTTGGTGTTGTGCAAAGAAGTCATACGTAGCAAGACCGCCCATCTGCGACGAGCCGCTTAGTAAGTAGGTGTTAGTATATGCAAGGTTAAACGGTTCAAATGTTTGGCCACCACCGCCACCTCCCATTCTTGAGCCAACACCTGCTCGATAAATCTTACGGACTTCAATAACCTCTTTGGGTAATGTATATTCGTTTTGATCTGTAACTAACGGAAGAAAGAGATAAGATTCTTCCACTGCATTATCAGATCGCTGTCTAAATCGCGTTAACGCCTTCGTAAGAGCAATTTCATAATGTATAGGGTCTAGTTCTACGTCAACCATACCGCCACCTAAAAAGGCATTGACATAATCGAACACCTCTTGTTTTTGAGTTGCTAGTTGTTCTTGTATTGATGCATCAGTCATTGAAGTTCTCCATACTGTATTTATTATAAATACAATAACTATTAAGGAGAAGGACAATTCCAAGATTAAGTTTATACCGGCCAACCAGAGGAAACGATTATTATTTTTTAGATCGTATAATACTCGAACAGTTCACTATAGGCGGAACGGACGTCTTGATCCATAAGTACTTAGGTACCGACGACGGAACGGTTGTTAAGGACCAAACACAAATACAAGATCTATTGTTCTTGGAAAACCGAGATAGAAAATACGACAACGATATATATCGTGTACGAGGAATTTATAATGTACAAGACATCGACTTTGACCTCTCACAGTTTGGACTATTTCTAAGCAACGATACAATCTTCCTAACTGTACACATAACAAGTTCAGTTAAAACTGTTGGTCGAAAAATAATGAGTGGAGATGTTATTGAGCTTCCGCATCTTGCCGACGAGTACGCTGCTAACGACTATGCTACTGCACTTAAAAGATTTTACGTAGTTGAAGATGTCAACCGGGCAGCCGAAGGGTTTACTCCTACCTGGTATCCACACTTATACAGACTTAAATTAAAGCAGTTAACAGACACTCAAGAATTTGCTGACATTCTTGATACTCCGGAAAACGACGACATATACGAAGGCGATTACGATCCTACCAAAACGTACCAAGTAGGACAAGTAGTAAAGTACAAGGGCGTGCTCTATGAAGTTATAGTAGAAACATCCGACACCCTTCCTACAGATACAGACTTTTGGAAAGAATACGTAGACAATACATTACGTGCTCTACTAAGCACCTACGAACGAGAGATGCAGATTAATCGAGGTGTTATTGCGGAAGCAGAAGCAGATGCAGCACAAAGCGGCTACGACGTTTCTCATTTTTATACTGTTGCACTAAATGAAGACGGTAGTGTCGAACTACGAACCATAGACGCTTTAGGAACAGATGCTGGGTTAATAACAACAGCAAACGGCGTGTTCGGAAAACCAGACAGACTAGGTTACGAAGGGTATTTAATTACCGACGATAACGCACCCAATGGCGAAGCGTTTGGTATTGGTATACAGTTTCCTGAAAACAACCTTAAAGGTGACTACTTCTTAAGAACAGACTTTAAACCTAACAGGATGTTCCAGTATACTGGAGATAGATGGACTAAAATGTACGACGACGTTAGAATGACACTTACTAATACAAGTGACAGAAAAACGCAACAAGGCACGTTTATCAATAACAACAATACAACAACAGTAGCAGGCGAGTCATTCCCAGAGAAGCAGAGCTTGTCAACAGCGTTACGACCAAGGGCTGATAATTAATGAGCGATTTCTTTTACGATAAACAAATACGACGATACCTTACCCAAGTAATACGACTGCTTAGCAACTTCTCGCATCAAGATGCAAACGGTAATCTCAAGAAAGTACCTGTGATGTACGGAGACTTAACTCGTCAGGTTGCTAATATAATTAGAGATAACTCAGAAAACAAAATTCCTAGCGCACCCAGGATGGCTGTTTACATTACTGGCCTTGAAATGGACCGCACAAGAACTAGTGACAGAACGTTAGTTAGCAAAGTAAACGTCAGAGAACGTGCATTTGATAGCGCAAACAACGAGTACCTTAACACACAAGGACAAAACTACACAGTCGAAAGGCTTATGCCAAGTCCGTATATACTAAAATTAAGTACCGACATCTGGGCGTCGAACACAGAACAAAAGCTACAGATACTTGAACAGATATTGGCATTGTTTAACCCTAGTCTTGAGATCCAAACTACAGATAACTTTATTGACTGGACCAGTCTTACTGTTGTAGACTTAGAAGGAATCATGTTTAGTTCTCGTAGCATTCCTGTAGGAGTCGACAGTGAAATCGACGTTGCTCAATTAACTTTTAGTATCCCCATTTATCTTTCTTCACCTGTTAAAGTTAAAAAGTTAGGAGTAGTACAAAAAATTATCAATAGCATCTACGACGAAGCCAACGGTACTATTGAGCTAGGACTTAGTGGACCTGAACTAGCAGCATGGGCCGATACTGCTCCGCCAGCAACCACTACTGGAACTATTAAAGATAACTCGAACGGAATAGAAACCAACACTACAATTGATATTACGCGCAATAACAGAACAGTAATTTCTACTACTTGGCAAAATTATGGATTATTTGTACAAGGAAACCAAGCACAAATAATCCATAATCAAAGTGTCGGCACAGTTAACTGGACAGAATTATTTGAAGCGTACACTGGGCAATACCAAGCAGGGTCAAGCAGGATATTTTTACATGCACCTGAGACTAATAACTATATTGTCGGTACTATTTCAATTGACTCAACTGATGCTACGTTGATTAATATTACGTGGGACGGTGATACTATTCCTGAAGACACTATTATTCAAGGCAGGACCAATATAGATTATATCATCGACCCTACAAGGTTTAATCCAACAACTATTAAGGCACCAGCAACACGGTTATTGCTGCTAGGCGACATTGGTAACATTATCAATTCAGACGGTGCAGATGCTTGGAAAAATCAAGACGGAAGTGATTTTGTTGCTAGTGAAAATGACATCATAGAATGGAACCTAGATAATAACTCGACGCTATATAAGTGGAGTATAGTGTTTGATGCTAGTAACGAGACTGACGTCTCTTTCACATCGAATCTAAACACAGGATATCAATATAAGTGGACCGGTGATTTTTGGATTAAGAGCTGGGAAGGCGAGTATGCCAAAGGTGCTTGGCGTCTTGATCTTTTGAGCTAACTACTAGTATGGACCAGATTGTTTGCAGTGGTGCACTGTTTTATGCACTTAACACAAAAAGATTTCTTTTCATCCACCGTACCCAAGGTAGACACAAGAACCATTGGGGGCTAGTTGGCGGAACTACTGAAGGAATCGAAACACCTTGGCAAGGATTACAACGCGAAATTATTGAAGAAATAGGACACGTAGACATATTAAAGACTATACCGTTGGAAAGTTTTGTTTCCAACGACGCACATTTCTATTTTCACACATACCTAACATTGGTTACAACAGAGTTCATTCCAGAACTTAATCACGAGCACAACGGCTACGCTTGGGTTAGTTTTAGTCATTGGCCTAAACCCTTACACAACGGTTTGCGAAATACCCTGCAAAACAAGACTATTCAGAATAAACTCCAAACAGTGCTGCAAGTAATTGACTTAGTGTGCTAAATTAGCACACTAAGTATTATCTTATAAGGCAGCAATTCGTGTTTGGAAGTCTGCAAAGTCAGTAGCTAATGCAGTAACATCTTGAAGTGCTACAACGCTAATGTAACCAGAAACTTCGCCAGAGATAGTCCCGTTAGACGTAATGTTGTTTGCAGTAATGTCATTGGTCGTAGTTGCGCCATTTCCAGTTACTCTATCTAGTGTAAAATCACTAGTGGCCAAACTGTCAATTGTTTGTGCGTTGCCGCCAGTAACCGTAACACTTAGAGTAGCATTACCTAGGTTAGTAAACGTTGCTGTGCCAGTAGCGTCGCCCGAAAGCGTTAATGTCGGATCACTAGTAGCAGTTGTTGCAATGCTAATATTTCCTGAGCCGTCAACAGTTTGGCTGCCAGTTATTGCACCAGTTAGCGCGATCGTTATAGCAGATTGCCACGCACTAGCAGTTAATGCATTTCCTGTTAGCGCACCGATAAAGGTGTTAGCTTGCACATTTTTGTTAGAGACTAACCGGTCAGTAGAGTTAGCATACAACAACTCAGCAGTGCCGTTGCTGCCTAGATCTATAATAACGCCTGCGCCGTTACTAGCTGTTGCATCTGCAGAACCTTCTGCTAAGACAATTGTGTTAGACGTAGTAGTTAATGCTGACGAATTAATGTTCGCGTCGCCGTCGACTGTTAGGTTACCAGTAATAAACGTATTGCCGCCTACATACATGTCTTGGGCAATACCAACTCCTCCGGCAGTTATTAATGCTCCCGTAGTAGTCGAAGCTGCATTAGTAGTACTTCCTAAAGACAACGAATCACTCCAAACCGGACTTGTTCCGTTACTAGATAACACTGTATTAGTTGTTCCAATACCTAGCGGCGTTAGACTGTTAGATGTTCCACTATAAAGGATATCACCTTGCGTAGTAGATGATAAGCCGGTGCCGCCGCTGGTTACTGTTAGCTGCTGTGTTAGCGTTACCAAGCCTGTTGCAGTCAAGGTTGCAGTTGATACATCAGATGCAATTAAGTTGCCTCTAAAGTTACTAGCCTGAATGTCGCCTTGGCCTCCTGAGACCACTTCTCCGGCAATAGTTGCTTCGGGCACAAAAGTAAAGTATCCTGTTGAGTCGTCGTATCCAAAGAAACCGTTCTTTGCCGAGGTACCGTCGTGCCACCTAAAGTTTATGCCTCGATCTTGAGAGTCGTCATTGGCCGGAGCATTGCCGCTGGAGTCAGTACCTATTGATATAATTCTGTCTGTTAGCTTAGTCGAACCCGCAACTAACAGGTCTTGTAGCAACCTAATGTTGCCTTCAAAAGCGCCACCTGTACTCTTCAGAACAACGTCAGCTACTTTGAAAGTTCCTATGGACACTACGTTTATATCTTCGCCTGCTACGGCCCCGGTAACTAACGTTAATGTAGTTGCTGTTGTAGTATACTCGGTATTTTCTTCTAGCAAGCGACCGTCTTGAGTTACTAATTCTGTTCCGCCAGGCACTGTACTAAAAGTTTCACCGTTACTATCTGTGCCAGTAAACACAGTTTGTCCAGTAGTAGCGTTAAAATTATAACGCCTAACCTGCTGGCCGAATGGTATCACTGCCCAATCATTAATTCCAGTGCGAGCATCAAACGCTTCTAAGTTTTCGTTTGTAGTATTCCAACGAATGCCTCCTACAACATCTGCTGGTCGTTGTGCCGATGTGCCTACAGGAACTACTAACGACTTAGTCGTGTCTGCTACGACATTGCCGGTGCCGTTAGGCGTAACTCTGATATCACTATCTGTTGTTGTAGCTGCAAGGCTGTTTGTAGTTAGCTGTAGGTTGCCTATATACGCAGATTGCCATGTCTTTGATGCATTGCCTAAGTCGTATGTTGCCGAAGCATTTGGATTCAAATTGGATTCAAAATCTGCACCAATTGTAATGCTATCAGTGTTTGCGTCACCAATTGTAATATTACCGTCTACTGTCAAGTTTCCGTTCAGAATAGTGTTGCCGGTTACTCGAAAATCTTTAGGGTCAGCAGTAGGGCCGATCTGCGTATTACTATTTGTTACAACTTTTCCAATGCCGTTTGATGATAGTTGTAGATCTAAGTCAGTAGTAGTAGACTCTATCAGCG